CATATTAAAAGGCAGACCAACTTGATTAGCAGATAAACCTATTCCACCGTATTTTTTCATTGCGTCAAACATTTTTTCTGATAGTTCTTTTCTATCTTTAAAACCTTCATCTTTTAACATATCTTCATTAAAAGGTGCAATTGCTGTTAACACTCTTGGATCTGTTGGTGGTATTAATTTTAGTTCTTTCATATATCTCCTATGTTTGTTGTAATCTAGTAAAGTTTTTATATTTCTCAAATTTTAATATGTTGGTAAATTTATCAAACATAATATCACCTTTGTGTGATATAATAAAAACATTTTCATTATTTAACTTACTAATGATTTTAAAGAAATCATCTGTGCCTTGTGTATCTAAACTACTATCAAATATTTCATCAAGTATTAATAAGTTTGTATTAACACTATTTTTCATTTTAGCAATAGTTCTCCAAGTAAACAATAATGCAAGGTCTATTCTTAACTTTTCACCTTCACTAAAACTATTGTAATTAAAGGTATCTCTATGACGACTTTTTACTGTTTCATTAAATTCTTCGTCTAAATGAAACGATACAAAGAAGTCCATTGCCTGTAAATATTGATTAATTAAACCATTGATAATAGGTATATACTTTTTAATAATATGTCCTCTAGCACCTTTATCACTTAATACTTCTCTTAACACATCTACATATTTCTTTTCGTTAGTTATTTTATCTCGTTCAATTTTAGTTTTTTCTAGTTCATCTTTTAATTGTTGTAAATCTGTAGCAATTTTTTTACTATCTGTTTGTTTGTTTTCTAACTGTAATATTTCTTCGTGTATTCTATTGCTATAACTATTTAATTCTGTTAATGATGTATTTACTTTTGCAATGTCAACATACAAATCTGATAATTTTTTAGATATAGCACCAAAGTGATTTACTTTTTCTTCCATTTTTACAACTTCACCGTTTAGTTTTTGCATACCATCTTCTAATACAGTAATCTTACCTTTTTCATATGCAATCTTTTCACCTCTAAACTCTGGTTCTAATTTTTGTGTACACGTAGGACAGTTATCATTTTCTTGGAAAAAGTCTAAATTCTTTTTATGACTATGTAAATTGTGTTCAATTTTAGTTTCCATTTTTAATAACTGTTTTAGTTTACTATCTGCTTCTTCTTTACCTTCTAGTTCTTCTTTAAATGAATCTATTTGTTTATTTAAATCTTCTACTTTTAATTTGTAATCTTCATTTGCTTTTTTGTTTTTTTCTAACTGGTCTTTTTTAACATCTATATCATTTGTATTTAAATCTGATAAGGTATTAAAGTGTTTCATTTCAGTTTCATACTTTGTTTCAATTAAATCACATTTATGGCGTACATCTAATATTTCTTTTGATAACTGACCTTGTTGATCTCTTAATATTAAATCCATTTGTGTAAACACTTTTACATCTAATATTTCTTCAACCACATCTCGTCTGTATCTTGCCTTCATTTTCATAAATGGTTCATAAGAAGAAGACCCTAATATAACAACTTGAATAAATGATCTATAATTCAATTTCATTATATTGTGTTCTAAATATTTTTGATAATCTATGTTTGAGGCATTTTGGTCTATTAATTGTCCATCACAATATATCTCAAACAAATTAGGTTTGACACTTCGTTTAACTTTATATTGTTTCATACCTACATCAAAATCTATTTCTACTTCACAATCTGATTGATTGATTGTGTTTATCATTTGTTCTTTTTTAATTATTCTAAATGGTTTATTAAATAATGCCCAACATAATGCGTCAAGTAAAGTAGATTTACCTGAACCATTTTGACCAATGATAAGTGTAGTTGGTGATCTTTTTAAATCTATTTCAATAGGTGTATTACCTGTAGATAAAAAGTTTTTATATTTGATTTTTTTAAATACTATCACTCGTTTGCCTCAACATATAATTCTTTTGTAAAATCTTTTAATCTTTTTCTATCTAAATCGGTATCTATTTGATCTATGTAATTATTTAAAAATGTCATAGTATCTTCACCTTGATCTAATATATCTGATCTTACTGTTGTTTTAATATCTATTGGATCTTCTATAATTTGTAATTCGTGTATATTAGTTTTATTATAAAAACTTTCAACTAATTTATTATACATTGGTTCATTTGTTTTATACGATACAAACATCTTAACAAAACAGTTTTCATACGGTGTTAAATCAAAGTTAGTATAATCTGTTTCTCTATCATCATATATTAACTTTTTAAATATAGCAAGTGGATTAGGTATTCTTTCTAGTTCTCTTGTTTCAGTATCAAAGATATGAAAACCTTTTGGACAATTATGATCTGACCACATAATTTGATATTGCGTTCCTAAATAGTAAACGTGACCATCATCTGATTTTTTATGAAAGTGACCAGATATAACTTTTTCAAATCTTTTAAATTGATCTCTTTCTAAACCGTGATCGTTCATCACACCTTTGTGCATTTCAAAACCTTTAATTTCTAAATGACCAAAACAAATATCAGCAGTAGCATTATCTATTGCGTATATTGAATCTTCATAGTTGTCATCACATATCCAAGGTAAAAATAACATACGACATCCACCTAGTTCTACTTCTTTAGGACCTGTGTATATCCAAGGTTCATTTTTACCATCAAACGTTGTAACTAATTGTTCAATAGAATTAACTTCGTTTGTATTTTTATAATAGGTATCGTGGTTGCCTAATATAATATGTGTGTCTATTTTTAAATCCCACAATCTCTTCCAAAACTTTTTTTGAAAGTTATGAGCAGTATTAAAATTAATAAACTTTCTTCTATCAACGACATCGCCTAAATGTATTAAAGTATCAATTTTATTTTCTATGAGATACGGAAAAAATAACTCATCATAGAAACGGTTTTGATAGTTTATAAATGCAGGTGAATCATTACGACATCCGAAGTGTGTATCATTCAGTAACGCAATTTTCATATCCCATAAAGTAATCTAAATTTACTTTACTTACTTTTTTCCTTTTAGTTTTCTTTTTCTTATTACTATCTGCTATTTTCTGTTGTTCTTCAACAGGCATATTCTTTTTAAGATATTCTGTAAATTGATTTTTAAACTCTTTGTCTTCACCAGGTTGTAAAGTCATATCATCATAATTAGATTCTGTAATAAGTCTATTTTTAATAGTTACTTGTTTCTTCTCTTTCTGTATTCTTCTTACAAAAGCATAATAGATGATTTGTGTAAAGTAAGCAAAGGGGTTATTTGATTTTGATGGATTAAAATTATCTAGGTACTGTAAACAATTCTCAATACCATCACTAATCATATCATCTCTAAATGTATAGTTAATAAAATTAGGTCTATATGATAGGTGATTCGCAATCTTTAAAAAACAACCACCAATATAATCAGTAACAGGTGGTTTAGGTAGTTTTTCTCTTTTGGCTTTATTTACAGACTTTCTGTAAAGTTTCATTGCTTCTAAAAAGTCTTTATTATTTACATAATGTTCTTTTTTAGTTTTTGTGTTCATAATATTAATATACTACATTTTATTAAAAATGTCAATGTTTTAAGTGGATTTTCTTAAAAAATTTTTAACTAATTTGCTTAAGTTTTTAAATTTGATTTGAATACTCTCGTTTTTCATAGGTCTTTTTGCTATGATAAAAGTATTATTTTTTTCTTGTTTCACCATTGACTTTTTCATTATTTCGTGTATAATGGAGCGTGTAGTGAGAGATTGAAGGGAATAGCTATAGGTACTAATTTAATGGATAGTTTTATTATCCCAATCATCTTCAAGTTCATCAAATATTTCATTAATCTTATCATTCTCCTCATCTGTTAGTCTTTGTCTTTCATAGTTTTGATTTCTAACAGGAACGGGTTTATCTTCATAAGCATTTGCCACATTTAAATAACTACTGGCCATTTGTACAGACGCATTAGTTATTGTTAATATTTTATCTTTTGGAATAGTAATTACTTGATCTGGAGTATAAGAACACCACTTAATTAACGCTACATAGTCCTTAAAACCCACCATTGTCATTTGTGGTACATACTTAATTAATAAAGGTTTAATAATACGTACTAATGGAGAGTTTTCTGGTAATTGTTTTTCGCCCACTGGCAAATCAACAACTACATCTTCCCCATTAATCAATTTAATGATCTTTATGTTTTGTGGTGGTTGGTGCATATTACTTTAACTCCACGTTGTGAATTTCATAATTAAAGTCTTCTTCATTGTATATATTTATTCTTTCTCTAAAGTGTGCCAGTGTATAGTTTTCTTTTTCGTTATGCTTTAAATCATCTGCTATATCATATAAAGTAGCAGACGAATTATTATCTTTTAACCGAAGACCACGGCCAATACTTTGGAGATTACGAATCCTAGAC